AGCTATGGTATATATACCATAGCTTAAATTTCATTATCTACTTTCATTTCAGCAAGCAGTTTTGTTGACGTCAACAAAATTGGCAATCAAGCGAAAAAGAATGCTTCTAACCCTATATAAATAAAGCTTTTTCAAGAGTTTCAAGCGAAAATCAAGCGTATTTTCAGACAAACAAAAAAACCGCTAGCGATTGCCAGCGGTCTAGTGTAATTAAATTTTGAAAGCCTTTCTATGCTTTATTTCTATTTCGTTGTGATGAGACCATCAGGTAATACAGTAAGCGCTGGTTTGTCTGAACGACTGCCATCCTCGTTGACGTAGTACCAGCCACCTTCGACTTGGACAAGTTCTTTTGAAGACATTGCGCCATTCTCTTCTTTGAGATGGTATAGTTTATCCTTGTATTGAACCCAACCAGTGACCATAGCTCCTTCTGTATCGAAGTAATACCATTTCCCATTGATTTTCTTCCAGCCAGTGGCCATGGCTCCTGAAGGATCTAAATAGTACCATTTGCCATCTGAATGCTTTTCCCACTTGTCTTCAAGCAGATATCCCGAACCATCAAAATAATACCAGGTTCCATCGATTTTTTCAAACTTCTCTTTTGGATAAGAGCCGTCAGGGTATTCATACCACCATCCAGTATCATTTTTTTTCCATTTGGGTTTAGATTCTTCATCATCTAGTAAAACAATGTTCTTATCGTACGGATTTGAAGAGTATTGCCACCAACGGATTCCGTCCATACTTGGGAAATATTCAAAGTCAGCGTTACCATCGTTTAAACCATACCCAGCAATCCAAAGGCTGTTTGGGAATTTCGCAAGAATCTGCTCATAATAAATATTATTAAGCGTGAATGGCTTGTAGCTGTAATAGATTGGCTCGTAGCCATTTTCTTTGAGGATTTCCATGAAGCGAATACAAGCATCTGTATTTGATTGTTTATCTCCGCTAGCGTGATCTTCGTAGTCAAGACACAAGTATTTTACTTTTTGAGGTACATTATCAAGGAAGTAGCGTGCCTCTCGCTCAGCTTCTTCGATGTCACCACCAAACCAAGCAAAATGATAGAATCCAACTGGTGTGGATTGCTCAACTTGAGCAGACAGGCAAGGGTTTAGGTAATTTGTACTTTCAGAAACTTTGATAATAGTATTCTGTGTACCCATATCCTCCAAAATACCTGTAATATCGTATCCATTGTGGCTAGATACGTCGATGAATAAGTCATTTTTCTTCATTGTTTTCTCCTAATCTTCGCTTGGTTCTTTATAGTCAAGAGCACGTTTGCTATCAGAAATTCCTGATGTTGTTGGGTCTGGAATGATATTTAAGATATTTACAATCGTCAACCCCACAAGATAAGGGTTTGCAAAGAATTTGCCAAGCAAGTCTAAAATTACTCCCCAACTGACCAAGTCCTCCAGTTTAAGATTGAAATATGCGAGAATTGGCAAAGCTAGTGCGAATGCCACTCGCAATAAAAATGTTTTGTTTTTTAAGTTAAAACGTACTTTCCAGTTAATCATGTTTATTCTCCTTTGTTTTTATCATCATCCTTCTCGATCAATCGTTGAAATGCTTTCAGGATCGGCTGAAAAAGAGTGATATTCCCTTTTAGTTTGCGGTAATTTTCAATGAGTGATTGAAAAGTAAATGCGATATATCCGAGATAGATCGAGTACAAGAATGCGAAACCTGTCCTTTCAGGCAAGAGTACGGACATCGGAATAAGAATCATCAGCAAGAGGACTCCTAAAACCTTACGAAGGAGTCCATTAATGCCGATTTTGCTCTTATACTCGATGTCAGGGTTTGCGATAGCAGCAATTGTCCCTGTCAAGAAATCAATGATTTCCATTGAGACAATCAAAGCTAGAGCGTACAAGACCAGTCCATCTTCGGTCTGGACGACGCTACGAAAAAAATTGAAAAATTCGATTTGCATATATCCCCTTTCTTATCGTGCAACTGGTTGAGTTTCTAGTTCACTAGATGGTTTCTCTGGTTTAGGTTCTGTCCACTTCCAAACGGCCAGCTTACCGTTCTGTGATAAACTGCCTTCTAGCTCTGCTAGATTTTCACCATTGAATGTAAATTCTTGGTTAACTTGGACAAGAACACGTTGCCCTTCTCCGAATTTTGGAGTATGTGAAGGGTTTGAAACCGTGAAGATTTCGTAAGGCTTGTAAGTCTTTCCGACTTGCCCTTCTTCAATCAACTCAAGGCCACGAGCGTAAAGCGTTGGATCGAGTGGGTTTTCTGTATTTGTGACTGCTGCAAGAACTGCCCAATCAGCAATCGATTTTGTTTCTGCAATTTTAGCATCTTTCTCAGCTAGCTTGACCTCGTATTCTTGAGCCTGAGTATGCAAATCTTCCTGTAACTTCTTCACACCCTCTGCTGGGTTTAGTTCAGTAGCGACCTGACCAAGAACTGCCTCAATAAGAACCTCGTCCGACTCGTTCACACGGTCGCCAATGAGAATGCGATCAAATGCCGTATAAGGCGCTTCTTGACGAATCGCCACAAATGTGCGATTACTATCCTGCAAGTATTTATTTACTACTTTAAATGTCATAAATTATTGTTCCTCCTTTGGTTTATCTAATTCTTCTGCCACTTTGTCAAATAGAGCCTTCAACTCGTCATTTGACTGCAAGACTTTGTTGATTTTTTCAAGTTGACTGTGGGCTTCTTTAAATTGTTCTTGAGCTTCATCACGTTCAGCAAGACTAAAAGCCTCATCTATTGTCTTGTTTGTTAGTTGAATACCAAGATTTTGAATTACTTTTTCTGATATGTTCATGTTCTACCTTTCTATTTAACGCCATTTTGGATAATATCCACGGCTATAATTGCCAGCTACTGCTCCAAGATTTCTAAAATTATCATAGATATCATCAAGGACCTTGCTTAAAGAAACACCTTTCAAAACAATTTCCTCAACTCCAATAAGTCGCCTTTCATTAGCGTCAATTGATAGAGAACTTACTCCAGCTTGACCACTCTGCATAAAATCCATTCTTTGCCCGTAAAACGTTATAGCTGTTTGAACTTTACCAGAGCCTCTAGCGTTCCAAATCTGAATACCTGCTGACGTGCTATCCATCGCATGTCTGTTGTTTCGGTTACTTAACAACGCTGTATAAGTACCATCAATCCCGTTGATTGTACCTGCTCCAAACGTTAAATACTGCAATGGTCGTCCTGGAAATTGGTTCTTAATTCCTACACCATGCCCGTTCATCTCTAACCACCCTGACTGCAAGTCAAATGTTGTATTTCCGTTGATAGACGAAATGCGCCCACCTCGAACGTGCTCACCAGTGATGTCAATGGACTGGACCTGAGTGATTGTAGCTCTTTGAGCAAACAACTCTTTAATGAATGCTTGTTGTGATACAAGCTTCTTAATGAATGCAGTGTCAATCTTCATCTTATCAGCTGTGACTGCTTCAGCTCCCAAAATAGTAGTAGTTACTGAACCGGCTTCAAAATTGGCAGTTTTCAGTTTATCAATCATGGCTGACTTAATAACTGCATTGTCAATCAATGTATCTCCAGTAATGTGAGTAGCTCGACCGACGATGCGGTTGTTACCGTTAGCGCCTACGTTGATCCCAGCGATGATATCTCCTGCGCTATTCAAAGCTTTGATGGCAAAGCTATCTTGTAGCAAGGACATAGTCACTCGATTATACTCGCTATTGTAGTCCGTGCTATCCACGAATTCGTCAGGAATTAAACGTTGGTTAATAACCATTGGTTTATGGATAACTATGTTCCCTGGGCTGGTCAATGTGAACCTAATAGAATACTCGTTCAATTCTCCAGTGTATGGGATATCTAAATACCCTGTAAATACCTGATTGCCAGTTTTGGTAAGTAGTATTTGAGAGTTGTAGTACATCCCAAGACTTGGAGTGTTGTCTAGCAACTGAATTAAAACTCTGCCATCTTTAGGCACCTTATCAACTGCAATCTCAATGCGATAACCAAGACCTTCGCCCTTCTTCACAAACCTTTTTGTCAGAGGAAACCGAACCCCTAGCCATCCAGACATAGAGTCTGTGTAGTTAATTCGTATTCCGTCATGGTCGCCCCAGCTAACACGTTCTAAATGCTTATCTGTTGCGACTGATGAGATGTATTTTGGAATTTTGGTTGGTGCATAAAATAGATTAGTAAGATTACTAAACCTCTTGCCAACCTCAACCTCAAACAATTCTGATGTCAAAGCCATGCGTGCAATGTTTGAAGCAACGTTTGAATCCGTCCTACCTAAGATACGCTCATAAATCAATGAGGTTTCTTTGACTTGTTGGAAATCCAACCTATCTACCTTGTCAGCAATCTGACTAGATAAATTTGTGAATTGACCATCAATTGTTTGCTTGTACTCCGCTAACTTAGATTTGTTGTCTAGCGTGATAGCTTCAAGTCGTTGACGTGTCCCTTCTACATCTTCTACATAGGTTCTTTTTGAAACATAGTCACTGGCCAAGACTTCCATGATTTCTGTCAGTTTATTCTCAGTCTCTTCTCGTGAATAACGCTTCAGCTCATCTGATAACTTCTCACGTTCTTTCTGAGTCGAGGTTTTAAATGCGTTTAAATCCCTGGCATTGTCAGTAGCAATTCGTTTCGCTTCTTCAATTAGGTCAGTGCTTGCTCCAGCTTTTCGTAGAGCTTCCTCTGCTTTAGCTTTAGTTTCTTCAAAACCTGATGGGTTGAATTCCTGGAACCGTCTGTTGATTTCGTCTGAAAGTTTTTGATTTTCCTTTTTAACCTTATCATTGACTAGTTCAATCTGTCCGTTAAAATCAGTTTTAATTTGATTAACCTTGTTGTCAAAATCCCTGTCAGCTTCCTCGATATGATGTTGGATCCTGGCTTCGAAATTATCAAATTGTAAAATCTTTTTGGTTATAGTTCCAGCATACGAATACTGCGCATCATTACCAGCTTTACTATCGGCACTAATACGACCACGAAGTCCACCTTTGAAGTTGAAAGATTGACTCAAGACTGGAGATTTGAACGTTTCTCCTGTGTTGGTTTTGATAGTCACCCACTGGCCAACGTCAAGTAGGAGATGCCCTTGATAATTCAGACTAAACGGATAGTACCTGATGTCTTTGATATTGTGATAGAGGTTGTCTAAAGTAGACTGGTACATCAACACATTCTCAATCTCTAGCGAGCGACCTGTACGCAATCCGACCGTGAGCGTTTCTTTATCTTTTTTACAAGTTATCCCTGCAATTTGATACTCAATCTCGCTCTTGGTCAATCCGTGCATGAAGTAGCTATCTGCGGTAATTACAATCCCTGAGTCGGTCAACTCTTTGACTTCAAGTTTACCTTCACGATTGAAAAAACAAGACATTCCGAGCATTTGAGCTGATAGGCCCAAAACGTCTCGGAATGTCATTTTTTTATCTTTCGGAACTTTGTCAATTCGATAATTCATGGATGCAATACCCATAGTTTCATTGGCAAGAACGACACCTGTTTTTAAACAGATTTCTTTGATTACGTTTCTGATTTCTGCTGGGTAGGTTAAATCTGTGACATATTCACGGTTCAACTTAAACATGCCGTCCATGAGTTCAAGCTCGGTTGTTTTACGGTTGCGGTCGATTTCAATATCGTTGATAAAATACTCTCCCATTTTAACCCATTCATAGGTTCCATCGACCAAAAGGCCAATCTCTGGGGTTATTTTATCTAACTTCCTGAATGATGTAATCACGCTCGCAAAGACAATCTTGGCACTACCTGCGCACGTTCCCCCTGGCTTGTAGGTATCGCCCTTGATATAGCCATAATCAAAACTAGCCTCGTTAATATCTCTAGATTGATAGTTTCCTACCCTGATAGCAAGAGTACGGTTTTTTGAAAGCATTGCTTCGTTGAATTTCTGTCGTCTGAATACGTCCATTTTTTAAAACCTACCTTTCTATCAGATTGAACTTAGCACCAGACCATGGCTTGAATTTTTCAGTAAATGAGTAACTCGGAGCCGTTCTGTCTCCGACATAAAAAGTCTTTGTGGTTTGACCAGACATCGGGTCAGGATAGGACACCGTGAAGAATTCAGGCGATACGGCATTTAAAAGCTGACTCATTTCTCCTTGAGTCAACATGCCCCATTCACAGTCTAGCTTGCGCTTGGTCGTGATACGGTCACGCACCATGTCTCCGTTTGCGTTGCGCCCTGTTTCTCCGTCGATGTCCTGAATACCGACCTGAAAAGATTTGGGAGGCTTAACAGCCACCCCATTAATAATTAAGCGTGCCATTTTACCTCCCTTTAAATGTTAAGCAAGACTTGTCCTGCACGTTCTTGTTCTCGATTGATTTCTTGAATGGCCACACGTCCGAATTCATGACCACCAATCTGGATCACGATGTCGCCATTACCACTAAATCCTCCAGATTGTGGTAAGCCACCACCTAGAGCGCTAACAACGGCACCACCTACAATGCGACCCATGGTCTGTAGGAAGCCAGTGTTCTCAAGTGGCATGACTACCTCTTTACCAGCCTCACCAATCATGGCTACAGTAGGACTATCAACGATACCACCACGGGCTAGTCGAGGTAAGTTCACATAACCGATACCTCCAAGTCGAACCCCTGGTATTTTGTTAATCAGGCCAATAACACCGTTGATCATACGAATGAAGCCGTTAACGACATTCTCGACTGTTCCAAGTACTGCGTTAACTGCGGTTCTAAAGGCTCCGCCTACTGCACTACCGACTGCTTGACCAGCACCGACAAAGATATTCTTGACGGTAGACCAAACGCCACTAAAGAAGCTACCAATCGAACTAAATGCATTTGTAACTGCGTTGTAGGCTCTTGAGAAGATATCGCCAAACCAAGATGAAACATTTGCTAGGGCATTCTTAACGTCCGCCCATCTTCCAGTAAACCAATTACCAAGACCGCTAAACACATTTGTCAAGCCAGCCCATGCCCTTTGAAACATGTCTGTAAACCATGCTCCAATGTTTGATAGAGCGTTAGTAACATCATTCCAACGCTCAGTGAACCATGGTCCGAGTTTAGAGAAGATATTAACTACACCATCCCAAGCACCTTGGAATGTATTAGCGAACCACTCTCCTGCACCGCCTAGAATATTAGTAATTCCATCCCAAGCGCTCTGAAACGTTGAAATAATTGTATTCCAGATGTTCGTCAAAATGTTAATAATTGAGTTCAATAACGCCTTGAAGATAGCTACAACGATTTCAAGCACCCCGTTAAAGATACTAGAGAAACCTTCGATGATTTTAGACATATCTCCATTGATGATACCTGTGATCACGTCGATGATACCTTTAATGATATCAATGACACCAGATACGATATCTGAAACTGTATCAAAGAATGTCTTTAATTCTTCCCCCATGCGCTTGATTAGAGGCGCTAACTCATTAAGGACCCTCTCGATGATGAAAGTGATTAAAGGTTCAAGTTTGTCGTATACAGCCCCAGTCAAATCAGCAATACTACCTAAGAATTCTAGGAAGCTCTCAACCGCTGGACCTATATGATTTTTAATTGTATCTGCAAAACCGACACCTATCTCTTCCCAAATAGGCTGGATTTTTTCACTCCAAACCGTAGTGTACGTTTCAACGATAGATGATAATAAGTCTCCAGCTTTGTCAATTGCTGGCTTGATATGCTCGTCGTAGACTTTGTTGGCTTTTTCAAATATTGACTTCATAGTGCTGGCCAGAGCTTCGACAACTGGCTCTGCAGTTTTGAGCAAACCAGTAAACATTTCTGTAATGTTTCCTTGATTGCCCGTGATTGTTTTTTCAATCTGTTTTACAATATCTCTGGTGTACTTAGATACAAGCTCAGTAACGCCCATAAATGCGTATGTGAATGCAGAGATAAGACCAGCGCCGATATTTGTAGCAGGTTCACTTGTAATGGTATCGTAGAAGATTTGACCGATACTTTGTGCGATATTCCCAATACTAGCAATCGTATCGCCATTGATGTCAAACATACGAATGAGCCATGACTTAATATCCCACTTGGTATCGTTTAGAGATTTATTCAGACTTTCAGCAAGAAATACCGCAATACCCATGATGACATTAGCTATCGCTCCAGCCGTCTGACCAAGCGCAAAAGCTAACTTCTCTCCAAAGCGAGCTGCAGCTTGCAAGACCGTTCCGTCTTCAAAGATATCTTTTATAGATTTCCAGATACCACTCAAGGCATTTTTCAGTCTTTCAAGGCTATCCCATCTAAACGATAGTGCAAAACCTTTTTTAAATAAATCCCAGAGCTTCGCTAAATAATCAAAAAGACCTTTTAACTTATCTCCAAGACCGTCAAATATGCTCTTGAACTGGTTGTCCATGTCGGTAAGGGCAACTTCTGGTAAGATGTCTTTGAAAGGTCCGCCACCGCCACCTTTTCCTTTCTTACCTTTGCCACCACCTCTACCTTTGCCAGCACCGTCTCCGTCGTCAGAATCGTCTTTTTTGTTTAAGAGGTTGATCTCGTCAAATCCCATTAAACCGAGCAACTCTTTAACGGCTTTCTTGGCTGACTTGGCAGTGTCGTCCAAGTTATCAGCAATGCCACCTGAAGCATCATCTGCATCATCCATAGCATCAGCAAGGTCACCAGCTCCTCCTGCTGCATCTTTTAAAGCATCGCCAGCGCTACTTGCTGCACTAGCTACACCGCTATCTTTAACGCTCGCTTTCTTGTTAAATAGCAAGGCAATAAACTCTGCTAATTTGCCAGTAACATTTTTCAAAACCATGGCAAAAGAGTTCAGAATAGGCATGATAGCATTGATAATCGGTAAAAAAGCATTCCCGATATTAAGAGCTGAGTCTTTCAACAATGATTTAAACAAGCTAATGCGCCCGTTGACCGATTGTGACAAGGTCGTCCCATACTTGGCAGTGGCTTGTTCCAAGATAGCCATTAAACGGATTTGTTGTTGCGTTTGGTAGTCTAGCTGGTTCCAGCTTTGACCATTTGCAAAACGTTTAAAGGCTTCTGTGGACTGGATCATGGCCACGTTTACGTTAATACCTAAGTCCTCAATCGCTTCTGTGTTACCTAGCAAACCAGAGCGAATACGCTCCATGACGTCCGTAATACTACGTCCTGAACCCTCGGCTACAACTGCAGAGGTTTGTAGCATTTTAGCAGTATAGGCGCTTAATTTCCCTGAATCTTTAATAAAACCAGAGAAAAGGTTAGAATAAACCGCACCATAGTTTGTTGCCTCTCCTACGCTCATATTCATAGCGTTGGCGTTATCGTTAACCCATTTTAAGAATGTTTGCGAGCTCTCGCCCATCTGACGTTTAATTTGGTTGACCGAAGCTGTAACTTCAAGAGCCATCTGTGTCGAATACATACCAACGTCAAGCAACTTCTTACCAAGATAAGCAAAACCAGCGAATTTAGCTAATTTACCAAAAACGCCTAGCATGGATCCTGACTGAGTTTTGATTTTGTTGGTTGACTCTTGCACCTTACCAGATGCATCTTTGACCCTATTCTCTACTTCTTTCATTTTGTTTTTGAAAGGCGCAATTTCAGCATCAATCATTACCTTGAGCTCATCAAGAGTAACTCCCATTTATTCCCCTTTCGTCTTAAATTTCCTGTTGTGACTTTCAGCAAACATGCGCATGCGTTCTTTATGTGCCCGCATTTCTTGTTCTTGCCTTGCTTTTTCGACTTGTTCTCTCTCTTCCTGGAATAATTCAGGGGCATAGTCCCAAACCTCAAGTGGCTTGGCATCTTTTGAAAGCAACAAAGAAACATTATTAGCAATCATTTGTGAAAGCCTGTACGACTCAATGATTTTGTCTTTTTGTTTTTGAATCCTAACACGGTTATAGCTTTCAATCATTTCTCTGATTTCAAGAACCGTTAAATCCCAAAAAACGAGAGGCTCCCCCCCGATGTCTAAAAACATAGGGTAAAGCCTCTCAACCATTTCAGTTATAGAATTAACCGTAGTCTGTTCTACTCGACTACTTCCAGTTTGGTTTTCTTGGGAGCTTTCTTCTTGTTTGGTTTCTCCCGTGGCATAAAACCCGAAACTTGGAGTAATGGCAAGATAACATCTGCCATGAACGCCGCCTGGTCTCCACCATTATCGACATACTCGTCGTAAAGGTCAGATGTGTCTTCAAATGAGATCCCGTGTTCAAATTTTTGAAGCGCACCGTGGGTCAAAAGTAACATGACCTTGAGAGGTGGCAGTGGGAACTCTTCTCCGTCTTCAGGCATGAATACCTTGAGCAAGTTAGCTCCGATTTTCTCTTCAACTTTAGTTCCTTGCAAGGAAGTAAGGCGGAGTTTTAACTCTTTATCCTCACTGACCTTCCATGTCGTATATGGTAGAGCCATTTAATTAACCTCCAATTCCGTCTGTAAATTCAAGTTCAGATTGCAATGCGATCTTCAGAGTGAACTCAATAACAGAGTTCACACCACCACCACCAAGTTTGACAGATACCTGTCCTTCAAATTTAACCTTGGTGTTGTCTGGGTATGTTTGTTCAAAGAAAAGTTTTGTCTTGTTGTCTGCTGCATTACGCAAGATACGATAAGGAGCATTTACTCCGTCGTTCTTATAAGCGAATTTGTATTCAAGTTCTCCAGCATCTCCAATACCGAATTCATATTTTTTAACCTTATCTTCAAGGGTGGTATTTTCGACCTTTTCAGGTTCAATACCGAATTCAGGTACTTCCTTAAGTCCTGCAAGCTTTGTGTAAGTTCCTTTAGCTGTTCCATAAGCAAGCGTAATTCCATTTGCTAACATGTATTAATTCTCCATTCTATATTGATAAACCAATTTTGAATCTAGGTCGACAATTCCTTCAAATCTCATCAATTTATGTCTCAAATGAGAGGGGTCAGGGATGTCTTGACTTTCAATTCTACGCAAACCCAATGAAGCAAAAATCTCATTGATTTTAATTGCTAGGTCGCTAGTGCTATCGTTGTCAAAGATATCAACCTTATAGCGAATTGATGTTTTTTGTTCCTTATCATCGAACCAATCGCCTGGTTTGTTCTGTTCTTCCAAAAAAATAACGACTGGGAAGTTCTCCCAATCGCTAGGATAAGTGTCAGTCACATTATCTGCGACCTTTTGCAATTCTTTATAAATAACTGGCTTAATATTGATCATCTTATCTGTTCTCTAATCTTTCTACTAACGAATTTTGAAATGTTATTTGATATACGGTCGTGATTGTCTTTCAAGGCGGGGTACAAGTAAGGTTGTGCTGGCTGACCGTACATTTTATAGAACTCCCCAATCTTTTGAAAGTGGTAATGTCCTACGTCAATCTGGTCTTCATGCACGAACCACGGATTAGACTTGTAAGTCACGCTGACCTCTGGAGAGATACCCAAATGGTTAGCTTGTCCTATCGGCCCTGTCCCAAACTCAACGTAAGGAGCGTATTTAAGGTTGGTATAAACCTCTCCAACAGCTCGGTCGCCCTCCATTTTAACCCTTACTCTAATTCTTTTTCTCAGCTCGCCATCATTTGCTGGCGCTCTGAGTTTAGCATCCGCCTGAACTACATTCTTACATGCGTTTAAAACTGCACGCCTGACAATGTCGTCTCCAACTTGCTTACTTGCCAATTTACGGCATTTAGCGATTAGTCTATCTGCCCCTAGAAGCTCTGACACGTTCTAACTCCAGTACTTGATGTTGACTGTATACCTTTTTTGAAATAACCCGATGCGTGACCTCTGTCTTACTATCGATACAGACCCCGTCTTTCACGTTGATGTCTGCACTCTTGATCGCATTTGCGTTCAAGATATCGTTTAGACGTTCTCCGTAGATTTCAGATTGAAGTCCACTGCTCGCTGGCCACAATTCAAGTCTAACCTCTTCAACTTCGTCCGCATATCCCTCTTTAGCAATTCCCTCATCTGACACAATTTTTTTAAACCGTCTGAGAGGATAAGGTTTCAGTCTATTCTTTTTCAAAAACATGACCAGCCACCCTTGCTAAGCGATGCATCCGAATACGCTGTAAAACACCCGTAGACAACCCGTTATCAGAGTAGGTAACAGATATGCCCCCCTCGCTCCTAGACTGCTCTCCTTCGCTCCCTGAACGGTTGTAGAGTTCAATAACAATCTCAGGCACCAACCTCTCAAGGGCAGGTGTTAGTTTGTCTCGGTTAGTTTCAGATAAGATAATATTTTCAGCTCTTAAAATAAAAGACGAGAGGACTCCCTCGTCGCTCTCGCCTGTTAACATTTTTAATTTTTCAAGTTCCATAAGACCTCCTAATCTAAAGGAGTCGTCTCGTCTCCTTGTGTTTCGGTTTCTTTTTCAATGATTTTAATGATATCCGAAATAGACACACCGAAGCTAACCTTTAAATTATTTTCAAGCACTTCAAATCGCTCGTCCGTAATTTCAAAGACTTCATTCTCATATCGTCTAATCCCAGCTTCCCAGTCATTGAATGATTGTATAGCTTTAACTTTCATTATTTCTTAATGTCCGCAAGCACTACCTTAGAGTCGTCAGAAACAGCCACTGTGTAGAACTCATCAATTGAGATTTCAGTAGTACGTTTCAAAGACTTACGGTCTACTTCGACGTTTGGGTCACGTTTGAGGTAAACTGTCAATGCTGCAGTGTCCTGTTCGGTTTCGTCATCATTAGTAAGTTTGATGATAGGGCAAGTGTAGAATGCGCTGGTTGTATCAAGTTTGACTTTCTTAGTTGGAACGATGCGAGTGTTAGCGATTGTACCAATTTCACCAGTCATGATCACGTTAGCTGGATATTTATCAGCTGAGATAAAGTTTGGATCCTTACGCAATGTTGTGACTTGTTTAGGGTTAACAAACATAACTTTTTCTGTATTGATTTCTTCTTCAAACAAATCAATAGCATCCACGATAACGTCATAGCTGATTGCTTTAGTTTTAGAGTCGTATTTACGTGTGTTTGTTGCCAAAAGAGCATCCAAAGCATCGTTGTCGATTTTAGATGCAACTGCAAGTGCAAGTTGATTTTCTGCGTTACCTACTGGATCTCCGTAACCTGAAAGAACTGCCTCGTCTGTCAATTCAACAGCTTTCATTGCTTTTTTAATGGTAGCAGTCTTAGTAGAAGTACCAAGAGTAACTACTCCAGCTTCTACGCCTTCGTTTACGTCTTCAGCATCGCCAATGTAAGTGTAAGATGGCACCGTGATAGTGTTACCAGGTACACCGACCAAAGTACGGTCAATTGTAGCGAATGGTGCAACACGTAGTTTTTTAGGTAACTTAGCCGCTACCATATCGCCCATAACTTGAGGATTTACAAGATTTGTAATTTTAGTTTGTGTCATTTTTTAAATTCTCCTTTTTCTAATTCAAAAATGAATCATACAGTTCAGGGTTTGTCTGTTTCAAGTTCGCCTTTTCTGCATGGGTCATTCTGTAAAATTGAGCTTTAGTAAGCTCGTTGCTATTTTGTGGCGCAGTCTTAATAGGTGCGCTTCCTTTGGTACGGTCGGCGATTCCTTTCTGGACTGCTTCCTCCCACGATTTCTGAATACTTGCGACCGACTCGGTCACTGTTTCAGCACTCGTCAAATCAATCACGCCCACTAATTCAATTGGTAAGCCACGTTCACTTAGCATTGTCTTAGCTTCTGCGGTCAATTCTTTACGAGCAATCGCTTGTTCACGATTAGCTAGTTCTTGCTCACGTTGATCCAACTGATACTTCTGTTTCTCGTCGGCATTCATCTTGGCAAGTTTTTTAGCTTCGTTTTCCTTGGCTTCTTGCTCTGATTTCCACTTAGCAAATTTCTTGTTGATGATTTCATTAACGTCTGCATCTGTGTACTTTTTCTCGTCTTGCGGTTGGGGTTCATTAGTAGGTTCTGCAGGCACCACTTGTTCTTCAACCGTCTCGACTGTTTGTGTTTCTTCGTTCATTACGAACCTCCTATTTTTAAAGTCGTCCCCGACTGTGTAATTCCATGGCTTTTTTTGTCATCAATGCTCGGACAATATAAAAACCGTAAGGGAACCCATACGGTTAGATTTTACAGTTTAATTTCTTCAATTTTCGCACGTTGTTCTAGAATTGAAAGATACTCCCACATGACTGAACGCTGACGCTTTAACAAATCGATAGGGCATTTAGGTTCAAATTCTAACTCTCCTTTTTCGTATTGACTAATCATCATGTCTAACTTTTGGAATTTTTCTCTCAATTCGTAGTATTCTTTTTTAAATCGTTCTTTCCAAGGTTCCATTTTTTCTGTTCCTTTCTTTTTTTAAGCTTCTATAAGGATAGTTTCACAAGCTATCACGGAAATTCTTTTCACTTCAAATTCGCAATCAAGAAAATCACATGGATAGTTTCCTTTTAAAAGTTTATTTTCGTGATAAACCGAAACATAAGCTTCTTTTTCTATCACGCCACAAAGTTCTTTGACTTTCATTTTTACACATTTTCCTTAAATACAAAAACCGCATCAAATCTGACACGGTTGAACAACGATATTAAGCAGCAGTCTATTCCTGCTAGTCAAGATTCTGGACCACCTCCTAAATAGTATCTAAAATATTCAGATACTCCAGTTCTTCGTAAGTTTCTGCAAAAATATCAGGCTTGCATGGATAAAATTCACCTTGCACACCTTTGATAATGTAGTCGCCTTCTGTTGCTACCATCAATCCTTCAAGTGTTTCTATCTTTAGAACTGGATTATCCAAATCAGCATAATCTACACGAACTGGATCCAATCCTAACTCTGACAATTTCAAAATTGATTCTTCAGTATCTACGAACTGAACCGCCTCAATTACAACAGGTTTCTTTCTGTATTTCATTTTTTCAATCCTTTCTTTACACCTTCAATTATTCCGCTGAACACGGCCAGAATAATAAAGATTAACAACAAAAATACCAACCACCCAAAAGCGATTGATACCCATTCCCAAATAAACATGTTTTACTCCTTTCTAAGCATTCTTTTGAGGCTTAGCACTATTTTCTACCCATTTTTTGAAATCATCAAAAGTATCCATCTTTTTCAATAATAGATACTTCTCAATTTCTTCAATAGCTTTATCGACAGAATCGTCATGAAAACAGTAACCGTTAAGCGATAAATCAAAAATTTTATTTTGGCTTTTCTTATCAACAATCCATAACTCCTCGCCATGCCAGGCGCTCTGTGGGTCGTAACATTTCTTAGATTGGATTTCAAGGCCGTTATTTTCAATCAAGCCTATCAATTTTTTGTACTTGTTCATCAAATCCTCCCTTCTGAGCATGAAAAAAGCACTTAGATTTCTCTAGGTGCTTAATAATATAATTGCAACAATGTGTCAAAATCATCTTTAAAGACATTTTGACTATTTTGTTTTATTTGCTCAATAATTTTATCCTTTGTCTCTCTGTCTAAAGGTAATGCTTCAAGTGCTTCTTCTTTTACTAAGAATTCACCATTTTCACCTTGGAATTCTTTTGTAATTTTTCTAATTTGGCTCTCAAAATCGATAGATTGAAGCGCTTCGTCGTCAATGTTATCTTCAATTGCATCTAGCAACAAACTAATTGAAATTTTAATCATCTTTAAGCACTCCTAACTTACTGCGATTATAAACAACTGTATACAATCCATCATTATGTATTGCTTTATAACCATCATAACCATGCAGAACAGCAAAAACATCTGCATTAGAGTCATTTATTCCTATTTGACTCATCAAAAAATGGTAATACTCATATAATTCATTGTCGTCGTCTATTTTTTTCAACCAAGTGTGTTTTTCTTTTTTGTAAAGTTCGTCAGTTAAAAATTTAAAATCAGAAGGGTCGTAAAAAGCTTTGATTAGCAATGGATTTGTGCCTTTATTAGCATATCTCTCAGCAACGAAACGACTTCCGAAATATATACCACGCCCATGAGCAGATTTTGCTCTACCACTTAAGCCTAGTTTGCCTTTGCTGAAATTATCCTTTAAAGTTTTTGAATTTATTTCTCCGGATTCACTATCACTTACACCACGGTATATGGTCTCTAATCCAACAATATCGTTATCATTGAGAATATTCGGTTTCCTATCATAGCCAACTCGTTTATATAAAAATCTTATAAATTTAGACTTCTCATCATCATACGGTTTGGAACGATCTGTCATTTTTTTATTTGAGAATAATTCTAAAATATTTTTACCAGTTTCTTTTTCGTACTCTTCCGAAACTGTCTTCAATCTTTTAGATATGTTTAATATTCTTTCTTTGTCACCTATATTATCCTCCGATAATGGATAAAAGTCAAATGTTTTTATATTTTTCTTAGGTTTTTCAACACTTTTACTATCTCTAGCTTTCACAACATATTTGCTATACCACTCTTTATAACTCATATCAGCAGGTACGTACTCGACCTTTCCTGTTTCAGGATTTCTGGCCCTACGTTCTAACTTGCTGTAGTCTATATCCTCGTCATGTGCGATAGTCGTAGACCTGCACCAAGGATGCATAGGTGGGTAGTTCACACCAGGGATGGCATCTTTTGTGTCATAGACCTTGTTGTCGTGTTGTTGACAGATATGTGAGGTACGCTTATCCAACACAGCTACGAATTTATACTTTGTGATCTCGGCATCTTCATAGCTGAGCAGTTCCATTTGATTGTGAAAGAACGCTGACTCAGTGCGAACCAAACGTCTTGCTTTGCCTTTACCGACCTCAAAACGTTCAGCGATTGCTTGAGATGTATCTCTTACGCTTCGACCAGTCATGAGACTTACTAAAAGCTCGTCTTTCACGCTTGAAGCAAGCGCCCCAGTATTTGACCATATCCTGTCTGAGTAGCCCTCTCCCGTCCACTTTAGACCTTGTAGACGTTTGATTTCTGTTTCTGGTAGTCCAGAGAAGTGATAAGCTAGACCTGTCTGTTGTTGCAGGTCAAAAGTAGCCTTGTAGTAGCTATCCTTCATCAAGTCACTATAGAAATCGTCTGACCCTTGTTTTTCAGAAAGATAGATAGAGCTACGCATGAGATTTAAGTCGTCGCTTAAACGCTCTAACCGCTTCATACGGTAGGTATAAGCTGGACTGTCTAAATCTGCAAGCAAACGTTGAATATTTGGGTCATTCGGTCTAGCTTCGAGCATTCTGCGTAGATTAGCAAGGTCTTTTTTGTCCTTCATGGTCTTTAAGACCTGACGAGAAACATTCTCGCTTAAACCGTAATCACGCTGAAATTTATCAAAGATTTTATTTATTTCTTTGTCAAGGTAAGCCTTGGCTTCTTCGTAGACCTTATCAAACTTATCTGCTTGCTTTTCTGCCTTATCCATCTGTTCATAGATGAGATTAGCCTTCCTCTGGGTCCAGTAGTCCTTGTTGTTCATCTGCTACCTCTTCCTCTGGTTTAGTATTAACTTTGTTAAAGAATAAGCCAGAGTTCCCATCTTTGTTCTGTCGCTCCTCTTCCAAGGCTTCAATCTCGGCATCAGGATCTTCAACGAATGGCAAGAGAGAAATGAGTTGTCGGAGTGTGACCTTACCGTCGAGGTTATTAATGACCTGTGAAAGCTCAAGCATGTTCTTAGGTAATCCACGGCTGAATTGAGGAACTATAGAGTTTGCGTCAAGCGCAATCTGTTGTAACCCTAAGTATTTAGCAAAGATACTGATACGTTGACGAATACCACGCTTGTAGTTCGCCTCTTTGATTTTAGTAATCATTTCAAGTCCAAGTAGTTTATACTCCATAGCTACGCCTGAACTGTTCCCAGCAAACTTTTCATCTGTAAGGTTTGGTACGTGGCTAAACGTATAGATATCTTCCTTGATTGCTTTACGTAAGATTTCAGTAGCGCCCTCGTCCAGCATATTTTTTAAGAAGTCAGCTTTGGCATCCATTGGTAGTTCTAGCAATCCTTCTTCATTGAGGACAGTCATAGCTTTGTGGGTTTCCTCTGGCGTGTCTCCTAACTGCGCACCGTACAAAACAAGGATAGACTCAATCGCTTGCTCCTTGTCGTTCACACGGTTCCCCATCAAGGAATTATAAGCATCAATCAAGCTGATTTGTTGTTCATAATCGCCAATCGCAAAGTTATTATTCTTGTACTCAATGATTGGAATTTGACCAAGGTGGTGTGGCTCAACATCAAGTTTCTTAACGTACGAACCTGACGAGTCACGCAAGACAATGTGATAGTGCAAGTTCTGTGTAAAAACCTCTGCTTGGTATGCCTTTGTGTCTTTTGAGTCGTCCTTGATCTCGTAGTAGTAGACCGCAAACAAGGGTCTGCGTTCAATACTATCATCGTAAACTATAAAGGTATTCTCGACATCAAGACTAGCTGAGTCAAGCTCGTTCAAACCTTCTTTGACATAGATATATTCATAAGCACGGCCGTAGATAGCCATGTTAAGAGCGTTCTGCGTGTCTACCTGGTCAATTTCTGCGTTATCAAACGCAACAAGTAACGGTTCAAGGTCACCTTCTCCTGTATTGTTGTACACAATCGGACTGCCTAGGAAGTAGCCTGTGGCCGTGTCTGCAATATCCTTTGCATGATTAGCTACCGTTCTGAAGTTCGGAGCGTTAGGATTGCGCCTTTCATGTTTGAGAATAGAATGCTCTCCGATGTAGTAATGCTTTAATTTTTCCAAATTCTCTCGCTCATTTACGTGTTTGCGAATCAGCTTATAAATCAATTCAGCATTTAGATTTGTTTCGTCATATCCATCCCGTGGATAGGTTAAGTATTTATACATGTTCTCCCTTTCTACAAACCATAAAGAGATTTTCTCTTAACGGTTGCTTTTGGTTGTGTTTGTTTTGAATAGATTGCATATCGTAGAGCATCCAATACGTCGTCGTTCTCTTTGATTGGCTCGCCTGTTTTCTCATTCCAGACATACTGGTATACTTCGTCTTTAAATCGGCTAACCTTATCTGATACAACAAAAAAACGCCCAACTTTCATGAGCTTGGCGACTTCTTCAATTCCTGACAAGACTGCTTTATTTGCATTAAAGGTTTTAATTTGTTCCCTTTGAAATCTTGCTACGTGTTCAGGTCGTGCGCTATCCGCCCAAAACGTAATGTTCCCATATCGGGCTTTAATGTCTTTAGCAACACCTACCCAAAAATCAATCTCTTGATGTTTATGAGTATGTTCTTCGACCAGGTAGACAGAGCCATCTGCTGACTCTCCAATAACCACGATAGAACCGTAGTGTTCATAACCCCAGTCGACACCAGCGTAGAATTTAGTGATATCTTCTGGTACATTATCTACAAACATCTTCTCGCTAAAATCACGATAGACCACGCCCTCACCAGTTACCCACAGACCTAGAATATCTCGGTCATAGAAGACTCCTGCTGGTGTAGCATTCTTGATATTCTCACGGTATCTATCAGACATGAATGTATTATCATCTAACTTAAAATGAAAATCTATAATCATATCGTCTCCAGAGTTGATATAATCTCGTCTAAGATAGTGAGTTGGGATATCTGGGTTACTGTCCCAAACGATCCGTGCGCCTTCTCCAGAGCAACGTGAGATGATTTCTTTAAACACTTGTTCATTAGCTAATGATGCCTCGTTTATGTAAGCTCCAAAAGCAGTGAAACCACGGGCACGTTTTAGTCCTGAAATTGAACCAGTATATACTTGAATGATTTTGACTCCACAAAGAGCAAACGCACCATGTTTATCATATTTTGGTTCAATACCGAACATGTTATACAGTTCTTGAATGATATTGTTTTGTATTGATGTCGAAGATGTCCCAGCTAAAATATACATCGGCTCATCAATGTTTAATCTATCAGCTATCTCTCTCACTCGTGCAATCTCATTCATAAAAATCATATTGTTTAGAACGGTTTTTCCTGAACGCTTTGCGCCATGCAGACCACAAATAAAAAAATCGTTATTCAAGACCCGCTTAAGAACTTGCTCTTGTTTGGGGGTGAATTTACTTGTCATTAAAAGCACCTCTCAAAGCCTTAGCAAACTCAACAAGCTTATCATCATGCTCGTCATCCATGCCGATTTGAGATTTGAGTTTCTCAATTTCAAGTTCCAATTTTTCAGCTTGCTTGGCAGTCGGATAGCGTTTCAATATCTCGGCTATTGCTTTGATAACCGTGTTATTATCTGCCTTCTTCTTGACTCTATCAACCTCACCAGTAACAGGGTTCATCATTAAAACTTCTTCAAGTCGCTTGCCTCTTGCGATGTCCGAAAGAATTGAAAGGGCCTCTTTGGCACTCAAAATATTCTCATCGTGCATCTTTTCGGTTTCTGTTTGTATGAACGTTTTAATGCTTGCATTTTCTAGCAATTTACTAGCAGTTGTTTTAGCATAAGCATCACTGTAGCCTGCGAATATTGCGGATTGATAGACATTTCCAGTCTTCAAATACTCGCTCGCAAACATCTTTTGTCTTTGATTTAACCCAATGTCCATCACCTCCACTTCTTGAAAATAAAAAAGCCACTCAATGAGTGACTGTATGCGGTAAGTGGGTGCCTCCCCCACAAGAGCCTTATATAGCGCTACTTTATCTCTTTCCTACAGGTTAATCAGCCTAAATCTAATTACCGCCCTATACCCCTATTGTGATAGCTACTCACAGAGATACAATGGGAACAACTGGATTTGAACCAGTGACCTCCTAGGCTTCAACTAGGCGCTCTACCAACTGAGCTATATTCCCTAAAAATGCAAGGGGCTACAACCTTGCTATTTCAGATACTACATTTGTTTTTTTATTTTTTGTAGCCTTTACGACCTCTAGCGGAATCAAACCGCCTAGCTTATAACTTACCTAGGATATAAGTAGCTACGCAATCATGCAAGGCCCAGTCGCTACTGCCGACCATTTATAAGTTAAGACGGCGCTCGGAGTCGAACCGAAGATAAGTTTTTGTTTGAGTTTGGAGATAAAACAATATACCCGTCACCGCCATGAGAGGGCGAAGCCCTCAGATTTCATAAAGGAGTATCATCTGCCGTAGCATTTGATACTACCATTTTATCAGTTTTAAAACTTCATGCCTGTACAATCACTATCATTTACTATCAGTTTGCTAAGAATACTGTCAAGTTCTTTTATTGCCTGTTTCTTTAATCGATAATAAGTGGGCGAACTGATACCACCAAGGCTGTCACAGATGTCGTCTACGTACATTTTATTGATATAGGTCATCCGTAGGATTGTTCTATGTTTTGGATTGCTCAATTTATTGATCATACGCCCGAGTTCCATCTTGCGATTGATTATGGCATTTGTGTCCTGCTCGATTGCATCCTTCATAGTTATCAACTGAGCATACACGTCGTCAACCTTCCTGGGTTGCCCCCCTTTAACCTTGACTTCTGACCATTTAGGACTTGAGAGCAGACCAGCCTCAAGCTCGTTGATTTCGTCTATTCGACTTTGAATATCTAGGTCAAGGTTTTGTAATTCGCTTAAAAGCTCTCTAGCCTTCACTCTCTATCTCCTTTATGATATAATATTAGTATTGAAAACGTTGTCGAGGTAGAGTGAATGCCTCGGCTTTTTTATTTTTCTCCAATCAAAACATTTAGAGGGATATCAAAAAATGTAGCGATATCTTCAATAGCGTAGTAATTAGGTTCTTTAATATTATTCTCCCAATTTCTGATTTCTGATTGAGAATATCCTAACTTCTTTGCTAATTGACTACGTGAGAGATTATTATCAAGTCGCTTTTGCTTCAGCATAAATGCGAATCGTTCGCATTGTCGCTCACTCAGTCTTTCATAGTCTATTTTTATGAGTTGCTTCCCGTTTGGATTTTTCTCTTTATACGAGGGAGATGCGTACGAAGTCAGGGTAACAATAGCAATCCCAGTCTCTACGCTAATTTCTTTTAACGTGCCACAAGTGATAAAAGTATCGCCTTTATAAAGTGCGTATTCATTTCCAAGTCTATCCATGTTCAGACTCCATTGATTATCTTCAGTGTTTCTTCATAACTTAGATTTACTTTAGCTCTTTGTTCTTCATAGTCCAATCCAAAAACTTTTGGAATTCTGAAGTAAATGATTGTAGTATTGTCATGTTGCTTGACAACTGAAAAAATGTGTTTGAGCCAGTCTTTTCTTAATGATATATTAGGAAAGACTACAAGTTCTAGCTTTTCTTCTTTAGTTGTTTGCTTTGCTTTTTTAGCCCCTGAATATGGGTGTTTTTTAGGTCTCATTGTTTATCCCCTTCCTTATTCTCTAAAACGGCATCTTGTATAAAAGTATTACCGATTTCATAGCGTATGTATTCCTCAGCTGTCACTTCAAATGTTTCTTCAACTTGCTTATTACCTGCATATCCTGAAACGACCAGAATGTATTTTCTTTTGGTTCTGATCGGCACAAGTACCGAACTTTTACCATTCATAACAGGTATGAACGTTGTGTGAGGTTCATCAATGTACTTATCTACCACTGTCCCACTCGAAATCTGGTGACATGCTACGAGTAAAGATGCGAGCAAAGCAGCGCATAGGATTTTAAAATATCTCACTCCTTATCCTCCAAACTAACAGTTATAGCTTGTTTAGCTTTTTCGGATATAAAAATAAGCGTTTCTCCTTTTTTCAAGTTTTTAAAATCATTTTTTGTGAGTTTTACTCTATGAACTTCATGGATTACGCCGTTTATCTCAATCATCTTGCACCTCCTCATCATCATTTTTGAAATCTTCTCCAAGTATCTCTAAGGCAAATTTTTGTCCATCTTTTATGAATTCTAACCACTCTTCATCTGATATTATCATTCCGTTACCTCCTCTTCTGTTCTATCTTGAAATCCCGTAGTATTCATAACCACAATATTCAGAGCAAAAACCGTATGTATTAAAATATCTGTCGAATAAACCACTTTCACTGTCACATACAGGACAATGCGTTCTGCGGTACCTTTCTTCTTTGTTCAGACCGTTCAAAATTTTCTTTTTGCGTTGACGTTTATTCATCACTCAACCTCCTAAATTGCTAAATGGAACTTCCCACTGATAATCATCATATTCATAACAAACATTTTTGATAATTTTACCTTTGGAAATTTCAATTTCCTGCGTGAATTCCATACCACACTCAAACGTAAAAATTTTAATATCAACATCAAACTTACTTGAAATTTCTTGATAATTTTCTGGAATAGCACTCCACGCTTGCTTAAAATTATCAAGTTCGACAATACAAAATTCTTCTTCAAGCCAAACTTCTATTTGTTCTTGTTCAATAAACGCTCGTCTTGTTTCATTAATGTAAAAATAGGGAGCTGTGTTATTGAATTTAAGCAGAGTGCCATCCCATTTATCTTCTAGCGTCACAGTGTCGTTTAATAGCATTTGTTTTAATGCTGATGCAATATTCTCGCTTCTTCCTCTTAATTTAAGAGATCCTTCGGCCCAATTTGGCATTATTCTGTTACCTCCTCAACTTCAATACCCTCACAATCAAATACCCAGCCAAAGCCAGCATCTTCTAATTGTTTTCGGGTGTGTGTTCGCCCTTCAACGATGGTGCCGAGTGTATCAATCCAAATCCAGCTATCGTCATGTTTGATGCGTGTCAAAACACCTCCGCTCGAAGCAATATTAAGCATTACAATCTTATACTTTTTTTCTTTCTCGACCTCATAGCCATACTGCCAAGCAATAGTGAAGGTTTCCATATTATCATCTGCAAAAATCCAATCATAAAATTGATCATCTCTTTCAGTCGCCCTCATTGCGTCAAAGATGTTATAATCGTATTTTTTCATATACTCGATTTTATCAGCGATATACTGCGGGATTATGACTTTATCACGTTCAAGCATGCCCTCGATTTTTCCTTGTTCGTAACCTTCACGCCATTTTGCATGACTGAAATCTTGCTTAAATTCACTCATGATAACCTTTAACCAAACTTCACGGTCGTGCAATGGCAATTCTCGTAATCTTGCTAGTATATTCTTGACATAGCGTGGCGCTTCGTCTGCGTGACCTGTTTCGGGTTCGTCTATTTGTTCGAGGAGCGCCTCGATATACCTAAATACTGCCCAGCCAGTCAGTTCTATGATGGTTTCTTTCTGCGCCTCAATCCTGTTCAATGCTTCCTGTTTTTTCATTTTTACATTCCTCTAATTCTTTTTCAATTTCATTCAAGACTAAAAGTTCTTGCCTGATGTCTTTTTGAGATGCGCCTTCACGCTTGATGTAATATTCTAAAGCGTGGCTCAAAATGTGTAACTTTACCAATTTACTAACCATTTAAAACTTTACCTCGTCTCCGATTTTCAAAGAATTATAATTCTCTTGAGATACCATGAATATGCCATGGTTTTTGATTGTGATCGTGTGCATGTCGCCAATTTTCTCTTTATTAACGACAACCCCTTTTATTTCTGCGCCTTTGTTGTCTGCTTTGTAGATAAGCATCGGGCGTTTTTTCTCAAGATTTTTAATGTGGACACATTGCCAGATATTCAAAGTAGCTGACAAGACAATCCAGATTGCAATGAAGCGTTTCATTCTATGACCTCCTCGACAAGAATGTAAGTTCTTTCTTTATTCATTTGCTCATAACGTGCAACTTGATAGCCTATAACGTTTATTTTCGCCTTGCCGTTTGTTGCAATTTTTGCTCTTTCGATATATTCATTGAATTTTTCAACTGCTGTCTTTTCTCCATCGTCTATGAATTCCGCAAAAAACCTCATTCTTCTAGCTCCTTTATTTTCCTTTCATAAAACTTCACTTTCTTTTTAAAGAAATCACGCTCTTCTGACCGTGAATGCGCTAGTGATTTAATAATGGGTTTAGACAACTCAGCTATCCTTTCGTTTGCCAGTTCCAGCGAGTGTTTGTAGCCTTTCAGCAATGTTTCATTTATGCTCATCATTCCACCCGTTCGATTTTTACTCGATATAAGCTCTTGCCTCGATACCTATTCTCTAGTTGGCTTCTGCATTTGATAGCATCCTCTTCTTTTTCAAAAAAGTGGGTTTCGTCTACCATGTTGTCAAAATATAATGTCACAGTAAAACTCATAATTACACTCCTTAACTTATTCTGTGGCTTTCTAGGTCTCCGAATTCGTGACCGTGATTGACAAAGTATGAACCAATCAGAATAGCATCAGCCTCGTCGTCTTTAACGTTCAGGTCGAAGTTCTCGGACACTTTAGCAATAGCTTGTAGCTTCATAGATTTTTTACTACGGTCTTTATAACTGAACTTCCAGTACTTGCGCCAGGTAGACACATTCACAAAATACACATTGTCAGCAATCAACCGTCCAAGGATGATGCCCGTTACAATTCCGATGCTGATCATAGATTGCTGATTTGGCCCCATGACCGAGTTCTTCTCGACCACGATAGACTCAAATGGCCCTTCGTAAGAAGCTAAAGCCCTTAATTGAATAAGCCTCAATTCACTAGCCATGAAGCGCCCACGTTCAAAGAATGACTTGCTTTTATGTTTTAAGACACCACTCTGGACAAGGTCAGAGCCTTCAAATAAGGCCCAGCCTGTCGCAGAGGTTGAAATGTCTAACGATAAGGTCAGATTTTTCATTGTAGCTCTCCCTTGATACCGCAAATGTCAAAGAGATTGCGCTTGTTATCTTCAACAAATTCAAAGAACTTCTGAAGCTCGGCCAAGTGGCGTTTTTCTCTTTTGATCCCAAGGCTCGTATGATACTCTGTCGGCACTTCCGGTGTTGCCTTGATGTCTAGCCAATAGAGAGGCTCGAACACGTCGCCACTTGTATCAAGAGAAGTATCTGCGTCCGCATTTCTGAAATGCATCTGCATATCATATTTAATTTTGTTTGTAATTGTGATGGTCTTATCTACGATTTCGAGTGTGATAGTTGTCCCTGGGATGTCGATTTTATTTAGCATTTGTTTTTCTCCTTTTATTTCAATTCTTTTGCTATTGCAGAAATAACATTGACTGTCACGCTATTGCCTGCTTGTTTGTATAATTGACTGTTAGAGTTGACCTCTTGCGCCTTATCAAAAGCCCAGTCTGGAAAACCTTGTAACCTCCAACATTCACGAGGTGTCAGCTTTCTAATTCTAAAATCAGGCTCTACTACCCCTTGACTCTCTCCAGTCAATAAAGTATTGGCAATTTGTTTACCAACTCTACCTCGTCTTGTTTTAGAGTTTGGGTGTGATAGGTTCACACTATCGCCAATTTCTGCTTCAGCATATCCTTGAGAGGTTGCCTCTGTTATTTTTAAAACATTATTTTCGTGATAGCTGTTGCTAGTCAAGGTTGGAGCGATGTCATGTTCTCCACCTTGATTATAACCATGTGCACGCTGAATAATTTTAGGTTCAAGACCTCCACCTTGATAAGCTCGGATTGTTGGTGCGATGCCATCTATTTCGTAAACAACACCGCTCTGGTTGAAATTAGGTTCTATTGTTCCAAACTTTTTGATTTCATTCCCTACAACAACACCGTGCCTATCTTGAGCCGTTAGCGTAAACATAGGCTCTCCGTCCGTCTTAAATCTGCGCCCATTTTGTCGTTTCTCTGCTCGATCTGGAGTCAGTACAGGTATAGCGACTTGTTTAGGCTCTTTGTAATCTCTAGGACAAAGTGTACCAATTAAACCATTAGAGTCATAAACAACGCTCCCTGTTCCTTGACTTGTGCCATTTGGATTTTTAGTGTTGCCAACGATTTCTATTTTTGACTGTTGACGATCAGATTGTTCACTTTCTCGTCCGATAGGAAAAACGTTTCTGGTACGTTCTCCTCTAAAATGTCCGATAATGAACACACGCTCCCGATTTTGTGGTACTCCAAAATTCTTGCTATTAAGCACTTGCCATTCCACATCATACCCCAATCCGTCCAAGGTTCTGATGATGGTTTCGAATGTAGCCCCCCCGTCATGATTGAGGAGTCCTCTGACGTTCTCAAGGAATAGATATTTAGGTTTGAGAATAGATGCGAACCGACAGATTTCAAAGAACAAAGTTCCTCGTGTATCTTCAAAACCTCGTCTGTGTCCCGCAATTGAGAAAGCCTGGCACGGAAATCCTCCACAGATAACGTCCACACTTCCGAATCCTCGAATAGACTCGTCTGATACTGTTGTGATGTCATGTAGCTCTATTTCTCCTTCAGTGTTATGTATCGCTTTATAACTGGCTCTAGCGTATTTATCTATTTCACAAAATCCAACGCATTCATGCCTAGCGGACTCCATGCCAAGACGAAAACCACCAATGCCAGCGAATAAATCCAAAAATTTCATTTATTTGTCTAAAAAAATGCGACTGCCTATGTTGTTGTGAGTTTGGCTAAATACGGGCAGTCGCTCGTCCAAGGTCACATGACCATTTTTGACGCTTTCTAGTTCGCAGTTTTACAAGAATGCACGGCTTGTTTAATTTATTTACATTTCAATCAGGCCGTTCAGAGTGACGACTGTACCTAGTTTCTTATGACTTCTACAGTAGTCACAATGTCCGCACTCCTTAGGCTTCTGTTTGCCCTGGATCACGTCCCAAACCTCGACAATTTCAGACTTGATTTTTTCTAGTCCTTCCTCAAGCCATTCATCATCAATCTTCAAGATTTCACGGTCTGGCACGTTTTCCTTGCTAACTGCTACGATGTAAGGTCTAAAATCATTCCCTGTCATTTGCTTTAAGAGTTCACGATACAAACCGAGTTGTCCGTGATACCCAAAATTCAAAATGTTATTGACTGCGGCAGGCACTCGCTTCTTGAGTTCTGCGCTCCATTCTTCAGAGTAGATAGACTTCATGGTCTTTAAATCCACGAAATACCCACGGCTCAGATTGACACTGTCTAGCTTACCTTTGACTGGCACGCCTTCGATTTCGCCGTAGACAATTAATTCTTTTTGAACTTCATCCGAAGCGTAACCATGGTACAAACGGTTGAACCCTTCGTCGTCTTTCAGGCTCTCAATCATCTTGTCGCCAATCACAAAGTCAGATTTGAGGTTTCCTTTGTTTTTGCCAGTTTTAGCAAGTAACTTATCGCCATTTTCGTCCATGAATTGCTGATGTGCTTCTGGGCTTTCAAAATAGCTATGAACGTATTTACCGAGTAGGAGAGGGGTCTCGTCCCTCTCTTCTACCCAATGGCCACTATCAAGGGCAAATGCCTTCGCTTGGCATTGCTGATACCGTTTAAATCGTGAGTTGGTCAAGTTGGTCGTGTCCTGGTAGTAGTTTTCTTGTGTTAGTTCTTCCATGGATCCTACTCCTTGATATTAGTCGTGTTGCCTTCTAGCAAACTAATTTCTTCAAAGACCTCGCCCGTTTCTTCGTCAAAGTCTGGAATTTCTTCTGCAGGGTAGCTTGTGTCAGTGGTTGTCACTTCTTGCTCAATGACCTCTTTTTTCTTGCGAGTTGTTTTTTTAGGTTTTTCAGGCTCCTGAACCTCTGTCACTTCTTCAGGCTCGACAACTTCGCCCATGATAGCGTCAAGCGTTTCTACTGGCTCGCTTGGAGTGATGTCTTTAACATTGCGCTCGTTATCAAACTCATTTTCAGTAGTTCGGTTGACGGCATCGATAAATAAGTCATTGTCGTCTGATGTATTAAAGAACTGTTTCGCGGCACGGTTGATAACTGTACGCTTGGCCATTTCTTGAGGGAAGTTCTTCTGTACGTTGCTATTTCGTGATTGCGCCCATGACTTATCAATTTCTTTCTTGGTCATGATCGTGAGGATTTTCTCCCCGTCTGTTTTTTCAATCACACAATAGGCACCTTCGATTGGATTGTCTTGGTTCTTCCAGCTTGACTTGTGGCTGACAAATTTCCAGCGCCCGTCCACGTTTTCAGCCTCGAACTCGTCGCCTTCAAAAATAATCTGAGCGTAGATATCTTTCACTTCAGGCAACTGTTTAACGACCTTCATGGTTCCAAAGTATGAACGGTTCAATTTGACCGTATTCCCGTAAGGAATGAAGTAGCATTGTGTCTTAGCAGGGCTTAGACCTTGTGTTACCATATCAAGCAAGGCATTATACACACTTTCAGGTGTGCATTTTTCTAGCAAGTTCCCACTCGCTGAATTTTTAAGTGCGTAGTAGGCTGAACTTAGAGCATTACTTACGCTATAATTTGGTGCGATTAGCAAGCCTTCGCCTTTCATGGCTTCAATTCGGGTTGCAACGTTCGATGTGATTTGTTTTTGTGTTAGTTCGTTTGTCATTTTGTTTACTCCTCGCTTTGCGCTCCATACATTTTCACAATAGACTTGATCATTCCTAAGTTTTTCTCCATAGCATTGATTTTCGCACTATTGTAACGTTCATAATCTGCTTTATCTTTTTTGAAAGTAGCTTCAATCAATTTCAACTTATCTTCCAATTCTTGATTTTTGTATCCTTCAAATCTTTCGATTACATCTCCATCTTCATCCACTTGTTTTGAGATGATTTTATTAGATGTTCTAACATCTTCAATAATTGATAATGTTTCAAAGCGTGGTTCGCTAACCCATCTTTCTTGATTTTCAAGTGCAATTAAAATCATGTTTGCTAACATTGTTGTTGTGTCTGTCATTTTGTCTTTCTCCTTAGATTGTATATAGTTCTTCGCCTGTTTCATCGTCACAAATTCCTAGACCGCCTAACGCTCTATAATCTTGTGCAACTTTGTTCCAGTAGCTCATATTTTGATAGTATGTTGACTCTGAAATTTGTTCGTAACTCATTTTCTTCTACCTTTCGTTTTCTTCAAGTTCCAATTTTCACGTTTTAAACGTTTGTTTTCATTTTGTAGTTTTACAATAATATCTTGTTGTTCGTTGATAATTTCTCCGAGTTCAACTCCAAGATGTATGTAGTCAGAGCGCCATTGACAAATTTCTGCTTGTAATTCTTCAATCATGCTCTAACTTCCAATACTTCTCTAAATCCACTGCCATAACGATGGACAAGTTCTTTTGCTCGGTTAGGATTTGCCGTCTGTATGGTGCCAGACCTGCCTGCCTTTCTTCCTCGTTTTTAGGAAGATAGTACCCGTTCGGTTTGAATTTCTTGGCCACAATAGGATGTCCAAAGTTTACCCTTAGGCTTTCAATTACCTGTTCAAGCGGACGCTTTGACAATCCTGTCTCTCCTTGTAGACTATTTGATGAGATAGGTTTTTCAAAACTTGCTCGGTTTACAATCAAGTTTAAAACTTCAATTTCAATTGTGTTCATTTCTCTACTAATCATGCGTGCTCCTTTTTAGTTTTAAATTTCGTCACCTACATAGCGATACTGGCCACACCCGATATATACATATAACCCTGGGTCAAGCTCTTCTCGTTCTTCAGGTGGCTCCATCATGTCCCTGTCGTAGTTAAACAATCCGTCCATTTAGTCTGTCCTCATACTTTCTCCAAAGTCTAGAAACTTCCTTCAGGTACTTCTTGATGTCATTCTTTTTGTACCAATTAAGGCGCTTGTGTTCGTTGACTGATACGCACGGATAGAGTTCATTCTCAATCTCTAGTATCGTCATTTTCTTCTTGCTCCATTTCTTCATTATCTTCGTCGGTGTCAACTGTGATTTCCAAGCGTTTTGTGGCTTCATCTACTGACTTGCCTTCTAGAATATCCTTGATCATGTGACTTACATCGTGCATCGTTTGAGCCTTCGCTTTGCTTTTTTCAGTTTCTGGCATTAAGCCAATGTCTTGTAGAGCTAGGAAAGCTAAACTGAAAGTGTGTAATTCTTTCTGAAGTTGTTCAATTTTTTTGATTGTTTTGATTGCTTTTAGTACGTTAATCATTTTGCTATTCTCCCTTTTGGTTTAATTGTTCTTTTGCTTCATAAACTGCCAATTGTCGTTTTAGATCAAAGATTTCTTGTCTACTGGCAAAATGGCTCTGCTGTTCTTCAATCAGGTCATTCATAAGCTCAACTGAGACCTCTCTCCAGTCAAGGTTGATTGCTTTAAAAAGTCGTTCGTGTTTTAATTTAAAATTAGTAAATAGTTTCATAGTTGCTCCTTTTTAAATTGCTGTTTTCTGCCAGTTTTTGTGATACCAATCAATAACGGCATCCCTTGGATATTTCTCACGCTTGCCCTCAATTCGTGGAAAGTCTGCGTGTCGGTTGAAGCGCTCGTCGAATGTCGTCGTGTCCTTGGTTCCAAGTAGCATCTCTGAGCATTGCGACTTGTTCAGCTCCATTGGATAGCGCCTTTTTTCATCGGTCACAATTGTCATGACCTTGAGCGTTCTATCCATCAAGCCAGCCTCGAACTGGTCTAGCATTTGCATCATTAGATCATTCATGTTATAATTCCTTTAGAAAAATTTTGTTGTGCGCCTGATTGCCGTCAGGTGCTTTTTTTTATTTTGCGAACGTATAAACGCTACCGTTCGTGGCGTAATAGGTCATTTCATTTAACTTATTAGTAAACCTTTCATCGGTTGTGATCAGTAGCCTATCCTTAAGCAAGGTTGATAATTTGAAATATTTACTTTCAAAATCAGCAATCATTTGCTTTCTTTCTTCTTCTGTCAAAATGGCAATGTCCTCCTATCTTCTGCGCTCTCGGGATATTTAAAAGTTAGATCCTTTGCGCCCTTTGCAACTCGACTGATTAAACTAGAGTCATATAGGTTTTTCATTTCCTGACCCGTCAAGTTGGTTGTGATAATCGTTTTGTCCCTGGCATCTAGCAAGTTGTAAAGGAAGTCTTTCTTCCAATTTGCTTGCTCGCCTTTTCCAAAGTCGTCTAAAATTAAGTAGTCGACTTTTTTCAGTAGCTCTAACCACTCGTCTGTGGTTTGAGCGTCTGTCCGACTAAATCCACTTTGGATTTTTTGAAACATTGTAGGCACGTTCATAAAGAGTACGCTTTTAGGGTTGTTATTAGCTTTAAAGTCAATGTTCAACTTCTTAGCGATTGAAATAGCTAAATGCGTCTTACCACGTCCAGCTTTTCCAAGAATGATTGCGTTACCTTTGCCGTCTTTAAAGTAATGTTTGGCAACTCGTAGCCCGTAATTCTTAGCTTGTTCGTCTGACTCGTTCGATACTGTGAATGTGCTGAAACTAGCGCCTTTCATGTCGTTTGGCATGATGCTATTTCTTTCTAGCACTCCAAAAGTGTTCGATAGGATAGATGTGATATAGGCTTCTCCAATTTTCTTTTCTTGCTCCCTTGCCATAGCTTCACGCTGACACTCAGGGCAAAATGTAGGCTGGTAAGGTGCCTTGCGTCCTTTCGCCATGACTGGTTGTTTGAAAGTCCACATATAACAAGCGTGCTTTTTGCAAATCTCCTGCTCATTCACATAGTAGATGGGCTCAAGGCTTAGTTTTTCCATGCTTGCTCCTTTCTAAAATGGCAGTGGATCGTCATACATTTGTATAACTGAATTACCCTCAACCCTTGATTTTGGAGTTATGTTTTTAGAATTTTGTCTTTTCTGTTCATGTTCTTCCACTTGTTCAAGCGAAGTAAATCCCTCTTTTCTCCAATTTTCCAAAATCGCTTTTAGATATTTAAAACTTGGACGATGGATTTCTGAAGTAATTTCAATAGCATGGTTCAACAGTTCAAAACTCATTCCATCAAGCCCTACATATTCAAGTAGTTGTTGATGTTGTTTTTCATTGATACGAATACCACTGGTTCTTAGATTTTCAGCTAGACTTGGACTGATAGTTTTATTATTATTATCTATCTCTATATCTTTATCTATCTCTATATCTATCTCTCTGTTGCGTTTTGTTGCATTGGTGTTGCATTGCAACGCTTTTTGGGACTCTCGATGCTTGCGAGATCTACGGGTACTTGCAGTTTCGCTACCTATCAGTTCAGGAACTTGCTCCAATCTGTATTGGAAGTTGTCCGAGGTGGTAAGTAAGTTTTTTTGACTTAGGAATAGCAAAGCCATTCGGATAGCTTCAGGGTCTTCATCAATGAGTAACGCTAACTCTTCAGCTAAATCATCAGCCAATCCCTCAAAGTATATCTTGCCCTCATCTGCTAAGCTGACAAGCATGATTTTTAGATAGATGATAGTGATTTCTTCCCCTCCAGGAAGTTTTCTCATCAACTTCATTTCTTTAGTTTTAAAAAAATCTTCCTTCAGCTGAAGCCAGTAATATCTTCTATTTGCTAAAGCTATTTTAAATCAACTCCTTTCTAAACGAATTTTCGTTCACTCAGTCAAAAAAATTAAGCAGTTGACTCTGCTGAAGTGAAAAGGTATTTTAGTTCATATTCCGGAAAGAACTTCTCTTGAACTAACATAGCTTCTTGGAACGTGAAAGGATACTTCCCTTTCAGCTTGTCGCTGACAGTTTGAGATCTAACAGACAAATAATCTGCAATATCTACGATAGAAATCCCCTTCTCTTTTCGTGCGATGTCGATATTCAACATATATGCAACTCCTTTCTAAACGAATTTTCGTTTATTAGATTTTAAAATTAAGCTCGTTGCTGAGCTTGGTTATATAATAAACCATTTTTCGTTCATTGTCAACCCTTTTTTATTATTTTTTTAAATTTATTTTTCTTTACAAACGATTTTTCGTGTGCTATAATGAATAAAAAGGAGAAAGAGCTATGACAGAACAACAACTAAGAGAACTCATAGAATTAAAATATGGTAGTGTTCGACAAATGGCATTGAAGATTGATATGCCAGCCTCTACTATCAATTCTATTCTAAATAGAGGAATCCTAAAATCCAACGTTGACAATATATTCAAGATTTGCTCAGCCCTTGACATTCGTCCAGAAAGTCTTGCTGAAGGGATGGATTTCCATAAGCAAAACGAAGATTCGTCCGATATCGTGGCAATATACAATCAACTAGATGAAGAACGTCAAGAAAATGTAGTCGACTATGCTACTACTCTACTAAACGAGCAAGTCAGCATGAAAGCGACCACGGTCTTAGAGAAGTACAGAACCGATGACTACATTATAGACTATGTCGAGGGATTAGTTGCAGCAGGTCATGGAACGTTTCAGGAAGATAATCTTCACATGGAAGTTAGACTCAGAGCTGAAGATGTACCAGAAAGCTATGACACAATAGCTAAAGTGGCAGGCGATAGCATGGAACCACTCATTGAAGATAACGACTTATTGTTTATCAAGGTTACTAGTCAGGTAGACATAAACTCAATCGGTATCTTCCAAATAAATGGAAAGAACTTCGTCAAGAAACTTAAAAGAGATTATGATGGATCCTGGTACTTGCAAAGTTTAAACAGTGGGTACGAAGAAATCCACTTGTCAGAAAATGACGACATCCGCACCATCGGAGAAGTCGTCGACATTTACAAGGTATAAAAAATTTAGCAGAATTAAGGAAGGAATAAAAAAATAATGGCTAAAATTATCAAAGTAACTGGCGCAGAGGTTACTATTGCACATAACGAAGAATACATCAAGATCAATCCTTCAGAATTGAGTTTTGTCCCACAATTAGGAGATGAGGTCGAAGTTCACAAAGTCGATGAAGAAATTATTGTCATGAAAAAAGACAATAAGGAAGATGATAAAATCAATATTAGTATTGTGAACGAGAATAACGCTGTCCAAAAACAGTCTCAAGTGGTACATACCCAAACAACTGCAGTAGGTCTACATTATGTAAATAAATGGGTGTATGTATTATTGGCTATATTCTTTGGCGGATTTGGTGCTCACCATTTTTACGCTGGCTATAGTGGCAAAGGGTTCTTTTACCTGATATTGCTTATAACTGGCATTTCTGTTATCCTTGGTTTTTTCCAAGGAGTCCTAGCTTTGTTCAAGACTCCTGATGCGAACGGTAAAATTGCTGTCTAGTTCAGTTTAAAAAATAAAAAAAAGCCCCACGCTCTCAAAGTTTGGCGAGTCTGAGCGTGAGGCAATCAGGATAGTAAAAGGCATTAAAAAGCCCGTTTTACTATACCCATTTTATCAAAAAGGGGGTATAAAAGCAATGGCATACTTTAGAAAAAGGGATAACGGCTGGGAGTACCGCATATCTTACAAGGATACAGACGGCAAGTATAAGCAGAAATCAAAAAGCGGGTTCAAAACCAAGAAACTAGCGCAAGTGGAAGCTTTGGAAGTTGAGCAAAAACTATCTCAAAATATACTGACCGACAAAAACGTCACTTTATATGATTTTGTTAAAATGTGGTCAGACGTTTACAAACGCCCGCACGTCAAGGATAAGACCTGGGAAACTTACACCAAAAATCTGAAGCATATAAAAACCTATTTTGAATCAATGAAAGTAAAGGACATAACGCCCCTTTATTATCAAAAAAAGCTCAATGAGTTTGGCGAAAAATACGCTCAAGAAACCCTTGAGAAATTTCACTATCAAATCAAGGGCGCCCTTAAAGTGGCAGTCAGGGAACAAGTGATCAGCCACAACTTTGCTGAAGATGCAAAAGTTAAATCACAAATCGAAAACCGAGCAGAAGAAAATGACTTTCTGGAAGAAAGCGAGTATAAGGCTCTGATAGCCTCTACACGCTCGAATATACAGTACGTGTCCTATTTTACCCTCTACATCCTTTCAGTCACTGGTATGCGCTTCTCTGAGGCTCTGGGGCTAACGTGGAGCGACATAGACCTGCAGAACGGGATAATAGATATAAACAAGTCTTTTGATTATTCAAAAACGCAAGATTTTGCGGATCTAAAAAATGAAACATCAAAAAGAAAAGTGCCAATCGATAAAACCACGATTGAAACGCTGAAAACTTACAAGAAAAAATATTGGCAAGCAAACATAAAGAACCGTGTCTGCTTTGGAGTTTCAAACTCGGCTTGTAACAAGCTGATAAAGCGCCTTGTGGGTCGTCCAGTAAGAAACCACAGTCTAAGACATACATACGCATCATACTTGATTTTAAAGGGCATTGACATTGTGACCATATCGAAGCTACTAGGACATGAAAGCCCTGATATAACCCTAAAGGTCTACTCGCACCAGATGGAAGCCTTGGCAGATAAAAACTTTGAGCAGATAAAAGAAATATTCCTAACCGCTTAAATTTGGGGCGGATTTGGGGCGAAATGCCCACAAAGCCCGATAAATAAAGGGTTATAAATCCGTCTACCGCCTTTTTTATACTATTTTATAGGAATTTATCCGAAAAGAAAGTCTGTTTTTATGGGCTTTTTTATTTTTATTTTCGTATAAAATAGGATAACTTTAAAAACTTTTGGGGCGAGAGTGTTTTTTAGAGCTTGGATTTAGAATCCAAGCTTTCAGGGTAAATAAAAAAA